CCTCCCACAAGGGAACTATATTATTTTCCCACACAAGTGTGTTTCTAACCCAGTTATATCCATTCTCTGCTAGCTTCATTCTTAATACTTCATCATTATAAGCTAATTCTAACTTATCTACTAAGTCTTGGACATTAACCACAGGACGAAGAACTTCGTTGTCATACATCATAATTTCAAGATGGTCAATATCATGACCACTTTTTACTAATAATCCCCTGTCTTCACCTACTATTTCCGTACAAGCCGTATTATTTGGGGAAATTACTAAAGTTTTGCAGGCCATCGCTTCTACCTGAGCCAACCCCCAGCCCTCTCCTTTAGATGTGCTAATCACTACGTCAGCAGAATTATAAATCCTATTTAGCACGTCTACAGGAAAACCAGTAGAAGGAGAAAAATTATACGGAAAAATAAAATCGACATTTGGCACTAAACCCAGAGAATCCGCTACTGCCAGAATATCACCACCCTGATCCTTTACCGCAAGGTGCAGATTCAAAAGTGTATCAGGATACTTCCTATGAAATTCTCTAAACGCAAGCATTGTGCGAAATATGTCTTTTCTCTGCTGATTGCGGTTTACGTTTAAAACTATAAATCGGTCAGCCAAATGTCTATAATAAGCCTTCTTAAACTCATAGTTTTCCCTATAAGATAATGGATAAAAATCTGCCATATTAGCACCATGAGGAATTATTCTAAGTCTTTTCTCCATAGACGGAATAATCTTTATACACTCATTTTTCGCAAATTCAGTATACGTGACGGGAATGTCAGCTACATTCATAGCTTCAATCCAACTTTTCTTAGGGATTCCATCTATAGGAAAATATATAACGGAAGTAAACTTTTTTCCCTTCTGCCTTAACTTTGGAAGAAAATCCTTTACAAACTCAAGGATAAATGAATCTTGCAACATAAATAAAATATCAAATTCAGATTCTGCTATTTTTCTTTGGACAAACAACCGTCCATACGGATCCTTGTCCCCACTAAACATGGACTCCACACCCACAGGCCAGATTTCAAACGGGGCCTGGTGTGGGGTTCCCCAGTAATTTATGCCAAGCATGGTTATTTCATACTTGCCTGTGTTATGCAAAGGCAACAATATATTTTTCATAACGACCCCAAAACCTGTAGATGCGGTCACAGAGTCAGCGTATACTAGCATCTTTATTTTATCTTTCTTTTGTTCCACCATAAATCTCCTTTTTATGAAAATATTGTATACAAAAAACAACAACCAAAAGATTATTTCTTTCTAGACTTTACAGGGGTTGTTAGGGCTCTTTCAATAGACATCCCTAATTTCTTTATCCTAGAACTCAATGTAGTTTGATTTATACCATACTCTTTAGCCCAATCGGACAGAGTCTGTAATTTTCCATCATAGTCATAGCGCTTAGCATGTTTATAACCAGGACTTTTTTCACCTTTGTGACCAAACATATTGTTATTTTCACCAAACATGTCACTTTTTACCGTCGTGGCTAAGGCCCTTTCAAGCGGCCAGCCCATCTCTTTTACTCGGGAGGCAAGGGTTGTTTGGCTCATATTGTACTCTTTCGCCCAAACAGACAAAGGCAGGGATTTTCCATTGTATTCCCAGCACTTAGCATGTTGATACCCAACGCTGTTTTCACCAGACATTTTCTGCTTTTGTTCCTCTGTATACTTAACTCCCAAAGATGACCCGGACGTGGGAGATATATTATATCCCACCTCCGAGTCGGTCACATTCAAATAGTCCATCCAATACTGTTCCCGTTCTTTAAGGAGTTCTTTATCTTTAGGAACATATTCTATAACCTCAAAAACAAAAGCTTCTGGGCCATACTTTCTCCACGCGCTAAGAAGGTGTGGGTTTGCACTCCTAGAACCTCTATTAAACCTTTTAATATGGCTTCTCCACCTTAGCTTAAAATCAGCCGTCTGTCCTATGTATATTTTTCCATTAACTAAATTACAAATACAGTATATACCAGATTTTGTAATCATTACTTTACAACCGCAAAAATTCTTCTCACTATGTCCCGTGGTACATCAATGATAGTTATTCCATCGTCTATATATAAGAAGTAATTGTCAAAAGTATCAATTATACCAAAAACCTTTGTCCCATCTAGAAGTTGAAGTCCGACAAACACACCTTCTTTATATATTTGATATTTTTTTTCTTTCTTTTCAACCATTTTTACTTTCTCGAAGAAGTCCTTTTTCCCCTCAACTTAAAAAAGGAATTGTTAAAAGAAACTTCGGCACTATTTAAGACTTCCTCTGAATACTCTGGGTGATCCACTAAAAACCGCTCTAAACCCTTAGTATTTACGGAAAAGAACTGCAAACAGTCTTCTAGCGGGATAACTTTAGCTACAGCCTGCGTATTGTATGACACACGACTGTTTTGGACTCTGTACAGTTCTTTTTCGTCACCAGAAATACCGGAAGAATCTCTATCCATGGCAGTCTTTGAAATATGCATTTTTAAATCCCTATCGTGAGAGTCTATGATTCGTTTTATCTTGCCGAAGTTTTCCCATTCTTCTATAAGCTCCTGATCAGAGCACACACCATAAGGCTTTATTAATAAGTCGGGGTCAGATACTACCTTCTGGAAAGCAGCACAATAATTCTTATACTCACACCACCCACAGAACTCATTAATAGAAGGCTTAACCTTCTCAAATGATAGCTGTTTAATTTCCTCATAGATGCAATCTAACTGACTTTCAAACGAAACTCTCTGTACCGAGGTTCTATGTGTAATAACAGGCTCTAATCGTAAATAATCTAGAACAAGTATCCTATTTTTGTATTGGGGGTACAGGATACTAACCACCAAATCATACAGGGAAAGCTGCTCGTCATGATCGGCTTCCTCTTGGGTAAATGCCATACGACTAGTTTTATAATCCAATATTACTATAGTATCTTTATCTAATTCTATAAGTTTATCTATGGCTCCCAAAAGTGGGGTACCTTTTTTGGTAGAGACAGGTACCTCAGGATTCTCATAAGGTCTACCAAAGATTACCTCCAAACCAATTACTTTTTCGCTAGGATCAAACTTGTCCAACCGGCTCTTCAACATCAACCGACCTTCATCATAGAGAGATTGGTCCGAAAGGTGATTTTGAACTGCCGATTTCATAAAAACATCTATTACGTAATCGTAGTCATCCTGATTAGGAAGCCTTCCTTGGTTTCCTAGTCTTTTATACATCTGTTCCAGGGCTTCGTGAACTGCTGACCCAAAAGCCATAGAATCCCTAGAGACTAGGGGAGCTTTATCTGAATAATACTTAAAATAAAACTTTTGTAAACATTGGAGAAACAATTTCATGGCGGTAGCAGACACAGATCGATTTTGCATTTTTTAAACTCCTATTTTGTAGTTACAAACAAGCACAGAGCCAGTGCGTCAGTTATATCATTACGCTTATTAAAGTCTTCTTTTTTCCACGGAAGCTTGAACCTTTCTACAACAAATGTATATGTTGATTTTTTGTCTTGTGTTCCTACTTTGGAACGTATTTTTTTTACTGTTTGAAGTTGTGGTTCTATTTTTGAATTAGATTTTACTGCTTCTATAGCCACACCAGAAAATCTAGATAATAGTTTAAGAGTACTAACATTACGCTGTAAAAACACGTCTTCTATTATTACTATATCTGGTTTAGTTTTATCTAAAATTTCTATTAATTTAACCCTAAAAAATTCTAGTTTTTCGGCAAGAGTTAAATTCTTTTCTGGACTTATTATACCATAATAACATTCTTCTTTTAAATAAAATCTATTATTTATTGTAAGTGCCCAACCGGTACTGGATGAAGATACATCTAATCCTAATATTCTTGACATTTTTTTAATTATCTATATACTTTTTGAGTATTTCCTTTTCTTCTTCTGTTATCTGTTCTAAATTTATTTTTGGGGTTAAAATATTTGTTATTATTATTAAATTTCCTTTTTCCCCGCCGTTAATTCCTGGTGCCCCCTTACCTTCTACTATAATAACACCACCATTTTCATTATTGGAATATACAAACCCTCTTGGAATAGTAACAAAGTATTCAAACTCATTACTACACTTACCAGAACCAGAACACTCAGGACACTGTTCACTAGGAGCCAACCCAAGGCCTCTACAAGAAGAGCAAGGCTGACTCATACGAAGCATACCATGGGATATAAACTGCTGGCCTGAGCCCCCACAAGTACTGCACGGGGTATCATACTTAAGATAGCCATACCCCGCACAATTTGGACATCCAGAGTCAAATTTTAACCTACCAGAAAACTCTCCACCAAATATTGCTGAGTAAAGAGTAGTGTCATACTTAATTCTTACATCCTTCCCACGAGCTACTACCTTAGGATTTGGTTTTGGTCTTTGTCTGGGACCACTAGCACCAAATCCAAAATGTGCACCAAAAATATCATCAAAATTAGTACTAGTCCAGGAATTAAATCCAGGTCCCCCATTAAAACCAGGGTTTTCTAATGAAAAATCATACTGTTGTCGTTTTTCAGAGTCTCCTAAAACCCCATAAGCCTCAGAAACCTTCTTAAACTTCTCTTCAGCTTCTGGGTCATCCTTATTTATATCTGGATGGGTTTCCTTAGCTTTCTTTCTATAGGCTTTTTTTATCTCATCTTCTGAGGCCTCTTTAGACGCGCCTAACACATCATAAAAAGTCATTTTTTCACCGGTGTTAGGAGGGCCCTCTCAAGGGACCAACCCAACTTTTTTACACGAGAAGCTAGTGTTGTTTGGTCTATATTATATTCTCTGGACCAGTCGGACAACGGTTGGGATTTTCCATTGTAAGACCAACATTTAGCCCGTTTATAGCATGGGCTCTTCACCCCTGTGCGTCCCCACATAGGGTTATTCTTACCCATTAGGGACTCAGACCGCTTACGCTTGTATTCTTCTGTACGATGTTTACCATAATTAGGGCTATCCTTTCCTGTACGGCCAAACAGCGGGTGATTCTCCCCTAAAAGCTTTCCCTTATTAGACTTAGATATCCTCCGTTTGGTTTCTTCTGGACGTGGTTTACCAAAATTTGGGCTACTTTCACCTGTACGACCGTACATTGGGTTTTTCTCACCTGTGCAACCGTACATTGGGTGTTTCTCACCTGTCCTACCATACATTGGGTTTTTCTCCCCTAAAAGCTTTCCCTTATTAGACTTAGATATCTTCTGCCTAGTTTTCTCTAAAACTTCCCGCCCACGAGTATTACCCGCTGTAGGACAAATATTATATTCAGGATGTAGCTCATCTATCCAACGCTGTTCCACGGTAATAAGTTCACACTTATCTATTACGTCCTCCAAAACACCAAAATAGAAGTTACCCTCACCATATTTGTTCCAAGCGTTCTGTAGATGTAAAGAGTGATGACTACCTTTATTTAGTTGCCTTTTGTGCTCGTGCCATCTCGCCTCAAAATCTATAGTTGACCCAATGTATATTTTCCCATTAATTAAATTACAAATGCAATATATTCCTGATTTAACAACCACGAGCTATTATTCCTCACCAGCACCAAGAACAACCCAAACATTTCCACACTCGGGGCAAATGTACTCAACTGTCCCCCCATTATCGAACAAAGAAATATAGGTGCTGTCACAAAAAGGACACGTAACGTCAGAATCATAAAAAGCAGTAAGATGACTTACTGAAACATCAAAATCAATCGTCTGTTTTGTTAACATAAAAACCCTCCTCCAAAAGCTTTACTACATTACCAACTATAGTTACTGACCCGAAATTATCCTCCAACAATAGCCCACTAATTACAAAGTATTCCCCTTCTTTTAGATCTGGATACTTAACTTGATCAAAAAGTAAACGAACCAGCAAAGAAAAGTCAATACGAACATCGTTTTCTATAGTTTTATCTATTACTGTGTTCGACATCTTATCCAAGCAAACCTCTAACGCGTGGGGGCCACTAACGTGCTCCCNCTTATACCTTGCTGCCTTCATAAAAACAGGCCCAGCGACACCAAACAAAATATCATTCATCTCGAGTCTCCTAGTCAAAGACAATAGTGAAATTACCAACCTGAATCTCAACCCAGTATTTCTTTTCAACAGCACCACACGATTTACAAGGAGAATCATACGAACGGCTATTAATGTGTCCCTCTATCTCGAGAGGGGTTTCCTCCGCCAGCTCCGCCAGAGCCTCGGCCGTATCCCCCCACGCGCTTACATTATGGTATATAAGAGAACTAACCTCTTCTCCGCCTTTCTTATACGTAACAGGGACCGCTAAAGAAGCACTAAACTTTGAATACCCGGTGGGCGTAAAACCCGCCTTTGGTCTCCTCAAAAAACCCCTCATACGAACGTAATTTAAACCTTCCATAACTAGCCTCCTATAGAATCCAAAAACATTGAGATCAAACTACTAATTTCTTCACAAGAAAAATCATCCGGTGATTTTTTATCAGGTAAATAAATTGGTAGTACATTTATCTTCCCTCTGTCCAACAGTTTTCTTGAGACCTCCATCCCTTTTTTTCCTTCATCATCCCCATCCAATAATAATATAACATTAAATATTCCATATTTAACTAACAAGTTAACTTGTTCTGGCCTTATTGACTTACCCATTATAGCAACAACATTTGGAAACCCAGATGAAGAAACATGCCAACAAACCTTGAATCCTTCTACTATTATTATAGATTGTTTGTATTTATTTGTAAACTCTAATGCATTATTTAAATTATAAAGTATTTTTCTTTTTTGAAATTTCTCCATTAATAAGTATTTAGAGGCTTTTTCATTGTCTGTTCGCCTTCCACTAACACCCACTAGCCTTCCGTGTTCGTCCAATATAGGGATCATTCCTCTATGTACCCCTTTACTATCATACCCAGACCCTAAACGATACTTACTTATAATATCCTCAGATATTCCCAGCCCATAAAAATATTCTGCACCATTTTTTTCGTACTTTTCCATAATACTTTCTGGTATTTCCTGCACGGTAGTGTCATCTTCCATGAACCGTATGAAGCTGTCTTTTTCTAGCTTCTTTTTATGTTTAAGTATGTCCTCATCTTGGTGAGAAGAATTATCAATAGAAATACCCGTCAACATACTAAGATACTTTATTGCCTCTACAAAAGAGCATTTATTTGTCTTCATTACCAGCGCGACAACATCATTGTCCAGTCTTCCCGTAGAATCCAGCTCACACCCGTGTGTGTAACAACAAAATCTCTTCGACTCTTTTTTGAAACAAAAAGCTGTTTTATTATCTCCTCCATGCAAAATACAAGCACACCGTATTTCCGTCTCATTGGAATAATGGGCCACAAACCCAAGACTCAATAATAAAGTATCTGGGTCCACACTAGCCTTTATCTTTTCTAATGTTAAAGTATCCATTTTACCTCTTGTGCGGCTTTCGCCGCGAAAATAAGAGATTAAACTCCTGGCACATAACCAAGAACATCAAAAATTACTTTGGCAATACTGTCTACTGTTTCATCTGGTACTTTGTTTCTAAACGCAGGAACGGTCTCAACAACCTCCTTTACTTTTTCTGTAATAAGTTCCTTAGCTTCAACAAAGGGCTTTCCCTCCTTCTTAAGCTTAAGTGCCTCTAACCCCACCTTAGAAAGTAAATCGAATAACACCATAAAATCATGAGCATCCAACTTATCTGGGTCGTCCTTAAACATGCCCCTCAAATAGAAGGATACCGCTGATAATAGTCCTAAAACACCACCGGCTACAACGGGATTTTTAGCTCCCCACTTATAAATCACAAAAACAAGAAAACCAACCACTAAAACAATCCCTAGAGCAATAAGAACAGTAACTAATGTTGACATCTATCTTCCTCCTAATTTTGTAACTTCTTCCTCAAGTTGTTTTTGTTCCAAAAATGCAGCTGAAGACTGTGCTCTGGCTTCTTTTATTGTCAATGTGGGAAAATTAACTTCCAAGTCTATACCACTATATAAGCTTCTGCTGCCTCTGCTGTCAAGAATTTGTAAACGATGTGTCCCACTTCTACCCCCCTCTTTATCTATTTCTGCCCTTGTTTTTCTACTCATAGCCATCAATGTAGAACAATATCTCAAAATTTTATCCGAATCGGCAATGTCCCCGGAACCAACCAATGATTTCCCCTCAGCCCCACGGTTTAATTGCACCGCAGATATTCCAGCTATACCCAATATACCCGCCGTGTCCTTCAAACCACTTGTTATATATCCAAGAGTTTGGGTTTCGTTAAACTTATCTTCCATATCTGTCATTTTGATGTAATCATATATAAATACACCTATATTATTTTTAGCTTTATACTTCCGTATTAAGCCCTTAAGTTCTTCTATTCTATACCCTGGTGTGTATTTATGGATAAATTTCATTTTATTCATTATTTCTACACCATAGTATACAGACTTCATAACATTCTCGTCATTAATGTAAAGCCCATTAAGTATTACACGTTCAGGAACACCTGATATGATTGATAAAGCTCTTGTCTGTTGTTCTTCTTTACTCATTTCTGTATCTAAATATAATACAGGAAGTTTTTCATGTAAACAAATATGTATACCCCAATTTAATAACAATGTACTTTTTCCTGTTTTTGGCCGCGCGGCCAAAATTGATAAAGTCCCTGGCTTAAACCCGTTTATAGTGCGGTCCAGTACTTCGAAACCACACCTTATACCTCTAACAGCGGCTGGGTTTGATTCAAATTCTTTTAACCTTTCCTCCAGACCAGCTACCAAATCTTGTCCATCATCAACCTTTAATGTATCCAAAGAAAGATTCAAAATCTGGTTTTCCACAGACGACATAACCTCAGAAGCCGTCTTATTTTCAGAAACACTAGTTTTTACAGACTCAACATTCAATCTTAAGACCCTCTCCAGCTTAAATAACAAAGAGGCATCTAGAACTTGTTTTACATACACCTCTAAATTTGACTGACTAATCTCTGACCTAAAAAGAGCGTCTATATATTTATAGCCCCCTATATCTTCTAAAACGCCCATATTCTCAGCAAAAGAAATAACAGTAGGCAAATCGAACTCTTCTGTACCCAAAGAATGCACAGATAACATAGTTATAAATAAAGCACGGTTTCCTGGGTCCAGAAAATCCTCATGAAAAAGTTTTGAGGAAACATCAATAAAAGTTGAATAATTTTGTAAGCATAAAGATAGCAAAGCTCTCTCAGCCGCTGGCTTTGAATACCAATCGGCTGAAGGCACATTTACTGAAATACTATCCTCTAGTTTTCTCATTTTCCCTAGCCTCTATTTCTTTCTTTAGAACCTGTATATACTGCTCTACCGGCTTTGACATCCCTTTTATAAGGTCCCTCTTTGCGTCAGCTACCCTACCCTGTTGCTCTAACTGTCCAGCCTCCTCGTCTGTCTCTATAATAAAACCTCGTTTCTCGGCAACAGTTTTTATTTTACCCAAAGGATCCTGTCTAAGAACACTAAAAATGCGAGACTCCAAGGAATTTCTCCACGCATTTCCAACAGCCACAACAGAGTTTTCTTCGAACTGCAATGTAATAAAATACTGGGCTAATACAACAATATATTTTCTTAATGTAGTAGCCTCTACAGTATCCAATCGAGCAGCATCCAAAGAAAGAACCTCCTCTAGTAATGTGCTATTAGGAGTAACCCTATTAAACATAAATTTTTCAGAAAAAATACCAAGCTCACTCCATAAGTCATCAACCATAACAAACCTCCTCAATTAGTCCTATAAGACCTTCCTTAGTTTTTGGTACCTCATTCTCATGTATAATAACCAAAGTTATATTATTTAAAGAGGCCCACTCTTCTTTAGCTCTGTCTCTATAGCGATGGTTTCTCCACCCCGCCTCGTCAACATGAAAATGTTGAACAAACTTGTCATGCTGTTGACCATGTACCTCCACGGCTATAGAATATGAAGGTAAGAAAAAATCTACAAACATTCTTTTTCCCTTATATTCAATTGAATATTCTTTAACAATACGAGCAAAAGGGAAAGCACCAATAAGAAGCTCATGCACTTTATCTGCTACTAAACTCATAAGGCAAGCATTTCGCGGATCTGTTTCTCAACTCGGGCCATAAAGTCCGGATTACTATCAAAATAGGCTTTTACACTGTCACGACCCTGTATTTTCTCTCCAACCTCCGGTATAGTATACCAAGCCCCACCAAGCTGTATTATACCTAAATCCGTTGACAAATCAACCAACTCGGAAGTCTTATCAAACCCTTTACCATAAATTAAGTCAACAGAACCAGACCTAAAGGGAGCACTAATTTTGTTTTTTACAACCTGATAGGACATTTTATGACCTATAAGAACACCCTTGTCATCTAATATTCTGGCACTCTTGGTTTTGCCACTCCCATCAACACTAACCCTATGAGTGCTATAAAATTTTATAGCCTTACCCCCAGGAGTAACTCTAGGATCACCATAAGCCATTACTTTTTCGCGCAGCTGATTTATGAAAATAAACAGAGTATTAGACTCCCCTATCATATTAACAATTCTGCGACACTCCTGGCTCAAAAACCGAGCCTGCAACCCTACATGTGAATCCCCAGCGTCACCCGCAAGCTCAGCTTTTGGTATAAGACTAGGGACACTATCTACAACCACCATCCCTATCTCACCGGTGCCCAATAATCCATATACAACATCAAAATGTTCTTCCATAGACAAAGAAACATTGTCTAGTAAAAACATAGAAGGATCAACTCCATAACCGGCTACCAATTTTCTATCTATGGCCCTTTCACAATCTATGTAAAGAACCTTCAAGCCCATTCTATTTGCACAAGCTGAGGCACCTAGTGCCACAGTACTCTTTCCTGTAGACTCCTCCCCAAATATTTCTATCATACGACCCCTAGGAAAACCTCCTCCCAAAGCATGATCCATAGAAATAGACCCAGTAGAAATAAATTCGTAACCGGAGGGAACATCACTAAGCCATTTTAGAACACTACCGTGCTTTTTATTTATCTGATTAAACGCTAAATCTAATGCACTGTTTTTATTCTTCTTGGTTTCTTCAACTATATCTACAGTTTCTGTTGCTTCTTTCTTTCTACCCATTTTCTAAATCTCCTAAAATATCCTTAAGATTTTCTACATGTTTATTATCTATATTTTCAATGGCTATTTTTTCTTGCGCACCATAAAGATCTTCTATATACTTATTATATTTTTCCTCTTCTATCTTCTTATTCTCCCCGTTTATTATGCTTATTGCTTTATCAGTAACCCACCGCATATTTTCCTGTCCAAAACATTCCATATTATGTAACGGCTCAGAAAGAGAAAACTTTGGTTCATTTGCTATTACACACCTTACTATCATGGCACATTCTTGTACAGCCCTACCCTTACTAAGACCGGCTTCTTCTTGTCTTATCTTTATAAAAGATGAAGCTAACTTTAAATCTTTTTTTGTTGTCTTCCCATAATGTAATAATCTTGACCTATTATAAAAAGATAAAGTAGCATAGAAAAAAGAAACTAGCTCCTTAGCTGTTTTAACCTGTGTTGTGTCTAAATCGTCTAGCTTTATTATTATATAGTTTTTTTCTTTTAATATGTCAATACAATCTTGTTCAGTAATATTTTTTTCGGCGCCCGAAAAAATTGTTGACTGTTTAGACATTTTTAACCTAATGAAGCTACTAAAGACCTTATTTTAATATCATTTTTTATAAACTCTAGATAAACAGGGGAAATATTGTCCTTAAACCATATCCTAACCACACCATAGCCAGCATTGCTAACTATAGGCTCAAGAAGGAAACAATTAAAATCTATAGCTAACTCCCCTAAGAACCCCTCTATATTTATACCACTATTCTCACTTTCATTAGAAAACACAGATAACTGCCCACTTTTTAGAAACAGAGATACTCTATAATCGTCACTCTTTGAAGCACTAAAAGCTAAGTTACGAATATTCTCTGAAAGAATCTTCGCTTCTATGTCAAAGTGGTTTTTAAATCCTTGGAATAAGGGCTCATAATCAGGAAAGACTAGGGTTGATATAGCTGCCTTTAAAAAGACCCCAGCAAAAGATACCACAAGTGCGTTGTCACTAAAAAACAAAGTTACGGAATCGTACTCACTGTCCCTCATTTTTACTATAGTTTTTACAATCTTGGCAACCATAGGGCTATCTAAAACACAAGAAAGGGAACCATCTATAGAAGAATCGTTTTCCCCTCCAGCCTCTGTCAAAGTAACCCTATTCGTGGAAGCACAAACAAAGTTACTTCCTTCTACCAAAAACCTGACACCTGAATCTGATCCTCCATCCTGTACAGACGCAGACACTATTATACCCTTCAATACAGAAGAAAACAAGTCCGCATTGATATCTACAGAGGGCATGCCCTCTACTGACTTTAGCATTGGAACAAACGAAGGAGAGACTGGAATAAGTCTACGACTGTACGACTTTTTTTCTTTATACAAGGAGCAAGCCTTTAATAAAATCCCCCTCTCATTTAACTCGAAGGACAAGCTTTCAGTCCCTATCCCTTCCTGAGAAAGAGGAGAAAAACTTCTAACAGCTTTATTTAATGGATCAAATTGAAGAGATAAATCCCCTACCTCTAATACTGTTGCAGGTACCTTTATATTTACGAAGCAGATTTGACTACTAAAAGCCAAGCTAACAAAGTTATCATTAGCAATAACTCTAATAGAAGTAAACGCCCCACTACTATCCTTTATTGGCACAAAATCGGACAAAACAATAACAGCAGGAAGTAAGTCTACAAGTTGTACTGTAAAACGCATTAAAATCTCCTTTTTACCATCACGTATTAATTATACTAAAAAAACAAAAAATTGACAAGAAAAATTATACACAAACAATACTACCAGATAAATCTATAACCCTATCTTGTGACATACCTATAACAAAAGCCTGTAGATGATAGACCCCTCCTACAGCAGACACGACTGCTTGCATGTCGTAAGTGCTTAAATCAACTAGCATGGCTATTGCCGAACGCACAGCTTCATCCGTAGAATTGAAATTAACGATGGAATTAATACGTTTAATTCTATCATTAATACCCCTATCAAAAAAAGAACCAGTACTGGTAACTTCTTCTAAATTAAGAACCCAGCGCTTATTATCTATAGAATATACCCCACCACTAGCTGGGTCATATATATACTCTGAAACACCAGAAGAGAAATACAGCCGCAACTTCTTATACAAAGAAGCCGTTGTACCCTCATTTTTATATATATCAATAATACTACTATCTGATAAATTTCTAAACCTATGTATATATGGACGTATAGTAGCAGTTAAATCGCTGCTGAGGAATAAACCCAAAATACTGGCTTGCATATCATTATTATATGCACGAGTACCTATAATACGTCCATATAAATTACAAAATAACCTTTCTCTTGTATTAAAATATAAATCTATAACACGTATTCTGGTAAGTTTTTTTCCTACAATAAATGAAAAAATATCAGATATACAAGATAAGGAATCTATAGTAGCATATAAATCACCACTACCAGCCCCACTAACAGAACACCTTATAAAAGATAACAAGTCTTTATAAGAAGACAAGGGGGCACAACTTCCCCCAGGATTAATAAACGCCCTTAGCTCCAAAAATGGTATGGTATAAACAGGTATTAAACGAAGCCCCTTTACTTCCCTATAAGCATTTATACTAGCACCAATAGTAGACACACTACCTACAGAAATAACTGAAGAAAACAAATCATAAAAACCCCCACTTGAAGAAATATCCGCCGTTATATCAGAAAGTGTGAACGACTGTAATAAAACCGCTAAAATAGCCACATGTGTCAAATCCAAAGACACCACTGAGGCCAATAAATTTGCGTAGGGCCAAACACTTATAGAGGAATAAAGATCGGAAACAGCCCATGACCTAACATATGCCCATAAATCTGGAGTTGAGCTATTGTTAACAAACGTAATAGGACGAACAACCCCTATAACTGGCCCTGGAATAAAAAGACCATAATTGGTAGCCAAAAAAGCCCTACTAATAGAAGCAGAAGTTATCCAATGAGCACCAACAGAAGTACTTGTACCAGTAGAAACAAACCCCTGTATAAAACAAGACAATACTTTATAAGCAGAAAAAGCATTTAACTCAGCAAATAAACCACTAAAATTCCTAAAAATTAGGTCCAACTTATTTATAACTAGGGGTTTAGTAACAGAAAAACTACTTGTGGACAAATCATACGAAAGTCTAAGAGCTGGTCGTATAAAAGCCCTAAAGGTTGACGTGTATAATTGAAAAGCAACTACAGAAGCACTTAAATCAGGAAAATAGCCCCTAATCGGATCCATTGTCATAATGGACAAACCACCTCTAGATCCAACCAAGAACTTTCTATGGGGGTGAGTAAATAAATAATAATTATATGGCTTATCTGTTGTATGGGCACTTATTATACCCTTTACAAAGACAAGAACATCAATAGTAACATGAGTAGTAGCACGTATAAACGAAACAAGATCCTTTAAATTACCAACACTTATACCCTTTATATAAGCATACATACTATCAGTATATTCACCTAATATAAAAACAGTTAAATCACTAGTAGCCCAACCATACAAACGAGCATAAATATCTTTTGGTATACTGACAATAATACCTGCAAAAATGCTAGAAAAATTCCTATACATAGCATCTATTCTACCCCCCATATCCACCCAATACCCCGTAGAAGTAAGACTAGACAAAAGATCTAACATTCCACTAAGACCAGAACGTATAAAAACAGGTAAATCTTTCGGTGGTATAACCAACAAATTTGCATAAATATCTTCCGGTAAATGCCCTCCCCCAACGGCCCTTAGCTCCTTAGGTTCAATAGATAAAATATAAGAATTAAGATCAGCAGGTGAATACCCCACAACAAGAGCCCCAATATCAGAAGGTTGTATAGTTACAAGCTCACCCAGCATATCCCTAATTCGTGTCGGCCCCAAATAAGCATTGAGATCAGATATACCCTTCCCTATCCCTCGTATATTGGCATATGTAATAGCCTCGCCTCTAAAACCAATACCCGAATACACGGATAGATCTGAAACAGCCCACCCCCTAATACTACCCGTTAAATCTGGCAACTTAGTTAAACAACGTTTTAATATGGAAAAACCAAATGGGGTAGCCAATAAAACAGAGGTATAAGAGAGAGCCTCTGTGTGAACACGAGCAGTACCAGATATACCAACGTATAAATTAATACTTGTTTGATAGGACGACACAATTATACTTCGTAAATCACTGGTTACTAAGGTAACCTTAGGATAAATAAATGCCCTTAAATCCGAATACAAAACCTCGGCAAAAATATCTGTGAATAAATCTGTGCTGGTTCTCAATAAAGCATTGATAAAGGCAGACAAATCCAACGTACCAGAATATAGAGGGAGAAACCCTCCGGCATCATCATGTTTAAGTCTAGCATAAACATTTTTAGGAAAAGCACTAGAGTCCACCAAGCCCCTATATTTAAGATGTCCCTGAACAGGGCCCTCTAAAACAGCCCCAACACTGCCTCTTCTGGAAAGCCTGGTACCCAAAACAACGTCCATAACACCACCAAGAACACCCGGCTTGGACATTCTAGCCCCAAATAGGCCTATGTTCTTAATTAGAGACATATAGATTATACTGTAAAGGTGGTTTCCTCTGAAACAGGAGCTACAGGACCAAACGCATATGTTCTATCTGTATAAGAAGAGCCCCCCTGCCTAAACACAACAAAAATACCGGAAGCAGTTATTAAGGCAGACATAGGCCCCACCCTAAAGCCATTTACTTGGTATACCCCATAAGGCTCTCCTCTAACCTCATATGCACCCGCATTTCTATTCATCAACATTACAGGGAATAAAATAGCAGCGCTACTTCTAACCCCTACGTCATTACCCAAAAGGGTACTCCAATTGTAAGAAACATTAACAGCTACCCCGCTGGAAACGCAATTAAACATATATGCCCTAGAATTTGTTGCATCTGTCCAGGGGTAATCCGCACTAGTGTTTCCTCTTATTAACAATGGTAAAGGGTCTGTAACGGGCACATAATAACTTCTTATCAAACCGGCATAAACGGTATGTGTATTTCCTGTACTATTATTCAGGATAATAACACACACAAAGTTTCTATCCCCATATAGCCAGTACTTAAAAGGAAGACCGTTCGTAGGCATATACGTATAAGAAACATCGTACATCTGATCTGCATAACTTGCACTACTAACATAGACGCCATAACCATAAAGATAAACATTATCACTATATCCCCTAAATCTTATATATATATCCCCATTGTCAGCAGGAGTTTCTCCTGGAGACTTCCACGCATAATCCCTATCAGAAGATAAATCAGAGACTTTTTCTATCCTAGTCCACCCAGTAATTGTATTAAGAAGAAAATCGTCCAGAACAGTTATAAAATCCTGCTCAGTAATACAAGTTCCTGATGTATAATCATATATTTTCATAACTCTACCTCCACTTTAAACATGGACCGGGCCATAACCCTCACAGTCGTCCGTACTATACCTACGTATAAAAAACTTATAGTCTGTTCCCGACACCACCACCCAATCTTCTGAAACCAAAGTATCGCCAGAAAACTTTACTGCTCCTGGAAATTCCCCCCTAATCTCCTTAGATCCTGCTGTAGTGCTATACAGAATAAGAGGATAGTGTGCTTGACTATTATCCCTAACATTAGGGTCACCATAGGCTAAAAAATCTGTTTGGGCATGGTCAACCAAATAGTTGACATTTGACCCACTAACTGTAGCAGAATACATCTGTGTTCTACCTGCCTCCTGAAGACCGGTAGCGTATGATGTCTGCCCAACAACGGCCAAGGGTAAAGGATCGTAAGTATAAGAATAATAACTGTCTATAAAACCACCAAAACACGAATAATAATAATTGTCATCTCCATTTTTTATAACAACCCACAGATATGTACTATCCCCAAAAAACCAGTACTTTATAGCAGAAGCACCAGTAGCAGCATATGTAGTACTATACAATTGGTCGCTATATGAAGCAGCACTATACCAAGCACTATATCCGTATACATATAAAGTATTACTATACCCCCTCCAACGAACATAAATATCCCTATACTGCCCTGGTGTACCGGGACCAGCCACTTTATAAACATAATCTTTATCTGAGGAAGTGTCAGTTATAGTCCCTATTCTAGACCAAGAACCTATGGTACTAGTCAAGAATGTGTCTATTGCCACTATTAAATCCTGCTCAGTTGTTGCCGTTCCTGCAGAATAGTATACCATTAACCACCCCTATATTACTATATTAATATCGGATATGTCACTACCGACTATATTCGGTGAAGAATTACTATCATAATAATCAACCAACTCACTAGTATCTAAATTAACAACACTAAAACCAGGAGAAGCACTACTTAAATATTTAACGGAATCTTGACCCACAGCATACCCAAATTTGTAAACCTTAGAAGAAAAGGTACTGTAAGAAGGCTCATCCCCATATTCGACTTTAAACGTATCTGCTACAACACTCTTACCAGTATAACCGGTAACAATAACCCTATTTATACCCAAATAACTGCCCAAATAAACCCACCCGGATGCCCTAACAACATCTACAGAATACCCACTACAATCCCGTACCTGAGACACAACAACTGTAGTTGCATCTAAATCAGAGGCCCCTCCCTCCCCTATGTTATCTAAAACAGACACAAGAGGGTTTGTAGAAAAAGAATCTGATACGGGCAAAGTCTCCACACCATTATGATAAATAATAATAGGGGTTGTTGTAGAATACACCGGGTCAACATTGTAAAACATATACAAGCTACCATAGATAGCACTGCCACAATTAAATCTAAATATGATAACGTCCGAAGATGACCCATTATACTTATAACGCTGAGCCCCAAAATAAGCCCCCCTATAAGAAGCGGAGTTTTGCTGTAAAGACCATGTTCCAGAGGTTGTAATATGGTCCGTGTTAGTATCCATTATATTTCGTATAGCGGGATTGTTAAAATTATTCTTACCAAATGAAACCCGCTTTAATAAGGTATCTGGAATATTTATACCTAAAGTATACAACTCTTCTTTTAGGGTTCCATCTACAAAAACACTAAGATTTTTATCACTATCCACACTAAGCTTATACAAAGACCTAGAAGCCCAATCATGCAACACAACAGAGGAATAAGACCCCAGCTCTGACTGGCTACCAAAAGAATATATCCCTATTTTCTTAGAACCATCATAGAGAGCGTTCAACTCATATTTCTTTTCACCATTCTCGATATTTGCTATTGTACACACATAATTATTGGAATCCGTTGAATAGGTATCTAAAACAAAGTCATTTTCAAAACAAAACTGTACTTCTGACCGCATAGTACAGTCATAGCGCTCATAATAATTTTCAGAGCAAAGGGAAGAACAGCCCAATGTCATATAACCTGCTACCGTAGAAATATTTGTGTAATCATTTACTACTAGATCTATAACGTCCACATCCAACTGTCCAGAACTAGAAATCTGGTTACAATAACCACCAAAGCATAAATACATACCATGCTTTAGTTGACTCGTGAGCAGCACAGACCCTACAAAAACACCATCTATATAGGCAGATAAAGTTGATGTTAGATAATTATAATCTATACGCCAAAGCCTATAAGAAGCATTTTCTGTACCATCAGTGGCATTAAAACCTATATAGTTTGTACTACCATACCTAGTCTCACTTTGTCCCTCTTTCTTCCATAAAGAATACCTAGAAGACAGTGTCTGCGTATTATAACCAATAAGCCACAGCCCGTTTTTACCTAACAAGGTATTACCCATTCTAGAAACACCAGTCCAAGAATCATTACCCCTACTACCCAGGTAATCCGTAACACCAAAAACAAAACTATTAAAAGAACTAGCGTGGTTTGGAGAAGGAAGACCCAAAATTTTCACTTTCATAGTAGCAGAAAAACTCGCCGAGGGAACCGGGCACGCATTAGTCCGCAAAGCTTGGGACCCTCCCGTTTCTGTAATATTGTTAATTATAAAACTTAAAACCCCTCCCCCCTCGTCNACAGAAGTCTTACTCACGGCATGGCTCTCAAAATCAAACCAGACCCCGTCTACTNAAGAATCAGAAAAACTATCAGNCTTAGCATACTTACCAGAACCAAGAGAAACCCTACTGAAACTTTTNCCTGATTGGCCCTCAGGGTTAATTAATAAAGCAGGCTCCCAAGAAACATAATCTTTAAACTCATTATTTTTGAACCTATATTTTGCCGTACTTAAAGTCCCTATTCCATAATTCAAATACACAGTATCTGTTATTGGAGAATAAGAAGCACTCATATTATTGGATACGGAGGCAAAAAACCAACCAGAACTGGTATTAATCCACGCCCCTTTCTTTATATCATAGCACAAAAACCTATTATACTTACTTATCATAAAATACAAACACTCATCATAAGGCCTATAAAAACTATATATACCAGTATCAACATTATATGGTACAGGAGGATCTGACAAAGGCCCTTCCCAACTTCTTTGATCAAGCATTATTCTATAAAAATTAGAAGTCGTACCATAAGACCAAACATAAATAGCATTATCATATTCAGAATAAACAACACAGGTATCTACAGCTCCTACAGGACTATAAGTGCCACATAAACTAGCCCCCTCCCAATTTAACCACTCGGACTTAAACCTCCCTACCTCCCCGTCTTGCACTAGGAAGAGCTCCTTTCTAGAAACAGCAGGCGACACCTCACCGTCATCAAAGACCTCTCCACCGCCTACATACACAGGACCGGTCCCGATATTACTCGAACTCCACACTCCTGTTTCTTTATTGAAATAAGACATAAAAGTAGGACCAATGAGATACTGATTTCCATCATCTATATCAACACAATATGCCCTACTAGAGCCAACTCCTGTATAACCAGGAGCTTGAGTATTACACCCTATTAAACTCCACTGTCCATAAGACGAGGACAAGGACCGAGAAAATAAAGAAAAAGTATCTGGTGTATAATTATAGTAAAAATACCCAACGTCACCTAAATAAGACACACAAAGACACCCCTTAGCAGAACTATTCGCACTAGCAGGCCTGTCTATCCACCTATTCCAAGAATTACCGAATGAATCATTAAAGTAATTAGAAGTACCAACATACATAAGCCCTGTATAACCTATTACCCCGGAATCTGGTTCTACATTGGATACTATTTTAGCACTACCATATAGTACGTTATTATCCATGCCAGACTCATCTATGCCATAATCATAAATATAATCAGGCTGTCCAGCAAGAGAACCTGTATATACACAAATATTAACACCACTGGTCGTAGAAACAAAAGAAGCGTCCTGCTCAACCTCTACGTACACACCATTATTTAATCTTACTTCATTTATACCACCAGATATAACTGTATAATCTGGGTCAAACTCCACCTTAAAGTTTTTTATGTCAAAACAGACGGAAGATATGCCACTAACAGTAACCGGCATGTCATAACCAACGAAAAAGTTTACAAAACTACCAAAAGAAACTCCCGTAGGGCCCCCCACCAAAGCTCCATCTACATAACTAGAAACATTACTACCGTCATAAGAAAGTCGCCAAGTTCGCCATTCCGCTAGAGCGGTACCGTCTATGGTATCAAATTGTACACCATCTAGATGCGTACCACCACTAACCGTGGGTTTAATCCCGCCGGCAGAATTATGAGTGGCTAGTATATATTTTCTACTAATGTTGTCTGATGGATAACCAAAATCTATCTCAAAATCTTTAAAATAAGAAGATACATTTTGGACAGAATTATCACTCTCTTTAAATCCAAACACAATATAAACATTAGAACCAACAGAATTTGTAAATGTTCTTATATGTGTACCATCAACACTACAAGAAAATAAACCAGTAGAACTGTTATAAGTAAATTCCCATTGATGAAAAACTGCAGCACCAGTACCATCCCCAGAAAAAGCCGCCACAGTATTGATGGTATTCGGAGTCCACGTATTTATAGCCGATTGAGCTATAGTATTATAAGCAGCAGGATTTATATCAGAAGTGTGATAAGTAAAAGCCATGGCAGTAGAAACCGTACTTGTAGAACCACCGCTACCATTACTGACACCAAACAATACAGATTTAAACCTACCAGCAGTAATTCCTGTTGGCATACTATTGATACAAACCTTTACCCTAGCAGTAAACGACGAAGGACTAGCTAGGGAAAGATAACTACCAACAAGGGGGCCATATTGAGAACCCGTACTGCTACTTGAAGTGTAACCATAAAACCTAGTACCGCTAACAGACAACAACATAGAGGTAGTATTAGTAGAAATATTTTTTGACCACCTGTCATATATATTATCTACCAAGGGGTCATTTTGTATAACAGGCATGAATGTTAAGTTGGACGCTGAAACTGAATAGCTATTTCTATGCCCACTATAATAAGAATCTAACGAATAGGGCCACCCAGTACCTGCCCCTAAATGTAAACCCCCTCCACAACGACTTACCCAGTCATCTATCCTTACGTCAGCGTACAAATCAAAGGGTCTAGAAGGATACCTGTTTGAAACCAAACTGACAGAACCAGGTAAAACCTTGGTACCTGAAACGGTAAAATGGGCGCCATTAGGTAAAAACTCTAACTCACCACACCGTATAGAAGACAATTGTTCAGGTAAAGACCCGGAAAGACTAAAATTTATAGGCAGACTATCGTTAGAAAAAACCTCATTACCAACAACAAAATTTTCTGACAATAAGGCGGCTATACTATCATAGTAAATAATCCTAGAACTTGTTCCACCATCAACAGAGACAGCAACCTTNCCATTATTTATTGAGACACTATTTATATTCCATTTATATACAGAANTATACGCCCCTGACNCCCCTATAAAAGGGTCCTTCAAAAAATACAAACCATCAGAAGTACCTGCTATAATAAACTCGTCGCCTAAATAGGTGCCACAAGCAACACACCTTATAAAGTCCGAGGGAGTAGCTACATCTGTATTTAACAAAAACCACTTTGAATATTCATTTCTGGCAGCTATTGATGGCCTATAATAAACACCAGCACTATTATACCGATAAACTCTGTTATCAATGAAATCTATTCTATATAACCCCTTACTAGTAGCAGCCCAAACTTTACCGTTACTAGCACACACAGAAACAGGAGCCTCCCCCAATGCATAGCCATACCCAATCAAAAACCTCATCCATAATGTGTTGTCGACCGCATTTATTACGGACAAACCCTCGGTATCAACAACAACATACACCTGAGTAGGAAACTCTGCGGTCAGACCCCTGACACTAGATACCCCCTCATAAAACCATCGTGGCATAGTAGCTAAATTTGAAGCGGAAAAATGAAAATAAGCCCTAGTGTTATCAGACCTGGTTGTGTTAAATTGAACCTTAAATTGTCTAATCCCACTATAAGCAGAAACATCGACTGGATATTCTCTATACTTCCACCTATTTCCATCTTCCGAGTCCGCCCAAGCTAATGTAGAAGAGTAACTAAGGGTACTGCCCACTTGATTGGAATCTACATAAAAAGAAATTGTACCATCTTGTATTGCACTTGACATCAAAGACAATAAATCAATATAAACAGTGTCAATTTCTGTTAAATCTACAGATTGGTACATTAAAGCATAACTACCATCAACTTGGTCCTTCTCTTTATACCCAAACACCCCCCAGGTAGGATTGTCATAAGCATGTAACTTTCCAACAGAAATATAGGAAGCACCCCCCCAATTTGTATCTGCGTAAAACTTAACATACCGAGTGCTATCTTCACCCAGAAACACCTGTATTGGCTCTAAAACCCCACTAGTAGTAATACCGCTGGCTACTATTTCAAAATCCCAATAATTAATAGTATTAGATACTCCCACCCTATAGTTCTTAACCCAATTTGTATAATCTGTACCAAACCCAGGTATAACACAAATATGAGATATACTACTTACAACCCCCATGTCTACTATAACCGCATTAACATACTCAGTCTTATTTGCAGTCCACCAACCATTAGCACTATTAAAAACTACTAAGTTAGGAGCATCAAAACTCCCTGAATACCCACTACTTGTGACAGACTTACCTGATAACAAATCTGTCTCGCCTATCCATGGCATCCTAAAAAAATTGTGTTTATACGGAGTAGCAGAATCATCCGTGCCATAAGTCCAAGTACCACTGGTTGGTAAAGAAAAACTACTATTTATAAAAGGACTAGCTACATTCCATTTATGGTCCCATGCATTTTCTGTACCAGTAACAGTAGAATTATAGTTTGAGACAGAAGTGACTACATCGGAATTAAGGATGTAATTACCGTTAATATCTGTATAGGTAGAATCTATATTTAAAATAGTGTCTAAACTTGACATTGAGTACCTATTGTTCTGTATACCATGTTATGATACCAGCTGTTTTTCCAGAGGTATCTTCATTATTACGAATATATATATTTGCATAAGTGCTTGGTTGAACACCAGATATCGTTATGGGTGTTTCAAAACCTGCCTTTTTTATATATGGTTTGTTCGTTATTGATCCTGTAATTGTTATACAAAATTGGGAATACCTATTTATATCATCTGCTATTATGATCTCTTTCGGCGCCGCCAAAAAATTTAGAGACCCATCCGCAATGCTCCAAAACGGGTCTGACTCAGAAGCCAACGACCCACTAGACCAACCCTCTACTGGAGCAATATATGAAGACCTAACCCCAATACACCTCTCGCTTCCACTGTTATCTATAAAACCTATAAAATCACCGTCTGGTAAAAATTCATCCCAAAAAACCCTGTATCCACTATAGCCATACAAATCAACAACAGGGCTATAGTAGGTACCACTAACAGAGACCCCTGAAATAGTAAGGTTTGTGCCACTAACCACAGTATTAATATGTCTCCCACTATCCCAAGAAAAAGCCCCGGGTAGTATTAAACCCTTTTCATATCTAAAATAATAGGGGCCGGACCCAGAATAAGAAAGGGCTACACTTTCTACCCCGCTCCCCTCAGAAACAAATACATTTATATCTTTAACACCAGTGCTACTATTATATACAGAAACCATAGTATCTAAAACACCACTTGAATCTAAAGCTACCTTATCAAAATCAAAAACCAGTAGAGTATCTTTATTATATATTTGTAACTCATGTGCAGTAACAAGACTCAAAGAAGCCAAGTGCACAACCTTTACTCTTTTAGGATAAACACCCGTAAGACCAATAAATAAACCACCAAGAATAACAGACGGAAAAACTTGTACCCAATAACCAAAAGACTCCTCAACATACATAGAAACCACACCCCCACCACTATAATAATAATACACCCCCAACGTATAATACCTATTATACAAATCTATAATAAATTCCGCTGTCTCTCCTACAGAAATCGTGGGCCCGTTAACATACTTATCGCCATCGGACATATAAGTTAAATCACTAGAAACAATATTAGTAATACCTAAAATCCCTGTTATGTTTCCTGTAAGTGTATAAGACATTGTTATCCTATAGCATACTCAGCTTTATTTATAATACCACCCTGTACAAAATCATTAATATATGTGTAGTAGTCTAGCGTATTTGTATCTACATCTATTGCTCCGTAACCATCTTTACAAGAAAAATATATCTTTTTCTGGCCTAAAGCTTCAAATAAAGTTGCAGATAAAACCTCATGTGTTCTAGTTGGTATTATATTATAGTCTGGTTCCTTTATAAATACCCTTACGTTATCAACATAATAAGAAAGTTCCCCAACACCTGCAATAGAAGTAAGATATCTAAGTCTAAATACCAGCTGACCTACAGAATTAATAGAAGAACAATCTATCGAATAATTATACTTTATAAAGGAGCCTTCTNTACTATTAACAGACAATAAAACAGACCCACCACAAAGAACCTCAAACACCCCTATATTAGAGGTAATACCAGTAGTATTCACAACCTTAATATCGAAATATAATTTATCTATTAATGAAAAATCTACCTGTTGATAAACACCACCACTATAATTAGAAACATAGTAACCGCCACTAATAGAAGAAAGCTTTAAGCTATAACTACCATTAGTTTTCCAAGAAGAAGACCTAGAAACGGAAACCAGGGGCTTTGGTAAAACAGAAGAGTAAAGCAAGTGCCAATCAACCCCTAAAAACGATTCAAAAGAAGGGCTGCTTAAGGGATTAATAGAGTTAATTGGGCCAAAAGAAACTGACCCACTATTATTTATATAATCTATTCCAAACTCATTTGCTAAAACTATCTCCCCCTCAATAGAACAGAATATAGAATTTATTTTCTCAGAAGATAGGGAAATAGGGGTAGTATCAGAATCATAAAAAACTGAATAATTGAACACCCCACCACCAGTAAGTATAGCAGATATGTCATCTAAAGCATAGAGTTTTCCTGTATTGGAGTCCTGGCTATAAGAAGACCACAATAATTTCCCAGCGGGGGAAATAAAAACATTTGATATATTTTCATTTCTATTTAAACTACTATATACTGAAAAATCATCTACTAGTATATCCAAACCACTAACAGTAGTGACCGCTAAATAGTCTGTACCATTAAACTTCCTAAAAAATACGTCGTTAACCTGATTGTCTGGAAGCAAATCCATACTAATAGAATCGTACAAAATTGTATCAAAATTTCTTTCTACTATACAATAACTACTAGTTTGTTTCTTTCCTTTTATATACCTATAAAAAGTATCATTTGAAAAATCTATGCAATTAAGTCCTTGTGTGGAAGTATAATAAATTTTTCCTTCCCCCGCCGAAATTTTACAATCAACGTCTCTAAACATAGCGCCGCTATCCAAATCAAACCTCATCCAAAGGGAGGAGTCTGACAAGTCCACCACAGATAAGCCCAAAGAATCAACAACAAAAATAGTCTCACCAGGAAAAGACTGTGTAACCCCACGTATTTTTGAGGAAAACATAGTTGAGGGGATAACGGACCCGCTTATAGACACCCCCTCAACCCTACACACTACTGTATTAGCCTGCTCAGCCTCCAACTCCAACTCCACATACAAAGGCTTCTCCCAGCATAACCCAGATACCGTGCTACCGACCTGTACGAAACCGCCCCCGTAATCTACATAGGAGGACACCCCCGAGGCATCACGAACGATCCTCAAACAAGATACACTTGAATCAGCCTCAGTAGAAACAAAAGAACCGTTGTTGAACCAAGAGTAATATTTTAGTTCTTTACCCTCTACATAATGAGACATAGCTCCTATAGAAGACCCATCAAAATACTTAGACACCCTATATTTATAAGAACTATCCTTAGAAACAGATAGACCAACAGCTACATTACTCCTATATTCATTATAATAAGAATTTTCATCAATGTAAAGTCTTATATCAAATATTCCTGAAAGAGTCCACTTTCCGTAGGAAGTCACACCTCCTCTAACCTCTTTTCCATAAGTACCCAAAGTCAAACCACTAGAAACAGACCCAGAAATAGTACCTCTATAAGAAAAATATGACCACTTATCATCTGCCAAATCTGTAGAATAGAAAAAATCGGTAGGCCTATAATTTTCTAAGTACCAACTTGAAGAGGTACCCCCATAAATATCCCACGACTCTCCCTCACAGCTATAGTAGGACACTAACTTAGTATCGTTAGACCACACCACCTGGTTACCCCTGCCATCTACGTATGAGGTATCATATAGCCGATTAGTCATTGTACAACTTCAACTTACCAAAAAGAACCCTATTTGGTGTCTCATATAGTCTATTTAATGTCACAGACGGGGTACCAACCCCTAAGTTGTCGTAGTCATAGTTCTCCCCCTTATGAATGCTACAAATAAAACTGCCCCAACTAGAACCCTCATCCGACTCACCATAATACACGCTTTTGTTGCCCTCATTTCCAGCTATAACCCACATCTTATACACACCCCTATCGTATACAACCCTTGGACTCATACAGTACGTATACAATGTACCCATACTTGTTGGAACCATAACCACCTCATGGTCACCCCAAAGCACCCCATCTGAAGAAACACAATGTATAATTCTGTATACCCCGTAAACATCCTTACCATGATACCACATATGATATATGCTTTCCAAAAGAATAACGGAAGGAGAGCCTGCGCCATTAGAGTCTGCTTCATATTGAAGCCCTACCGTACCAATATCCTGAACCAGTGAAAAATTATACCAGTTTACACCGTCGATACTAGTGGCTCTTAGCACCCTTTCTACACCCAAAGAATCAAGGGCCGTATACCACACCTCATATATATCATTGTGCACAACGTGGGGGCCATAAACACCGCTACTATCATACGGAGATAAAGTACCTCTTCCTATACTATGTACAGGAGAAGACCATTCGTACCCAACCACAGAAGACATTACATGTATATTAGAATAGGAAATAGTGGCTACCCCGTTTACTAAACCATGAGAAGCCCACATAGTATAATCGTCCCCCTCTTTTACAACACAAGGATCAAAATAACAAAAAACCCCAGAAATAGTATCTGTATGTATATCTACGCAAGGAACAGAAGAACTGATAGATAAACTATCAGAAGTAATACCATAAATTATTGAGGAATATACAGTAGTGCTACCAACGTCCCTATACCTCTTACCAGCATACCAAACCTCTGCATCATACTCAGTGGACACTCCGGTTTTTACAAATACACTCGTGGTACCACTAATAGAAACGTCAATAGAAAGAGGCTTAACAATACACGAAGATCTAAGGGAGGGTCCTGGTAACCCCTCTTCACAAGATAACACTGCTTTATATTGAGCATACCTATCCTGAGGCATAACTTCGCCACTGATAGCACACTCTACCCAAGGAATACCACCCAAAACACCCCACTCATGAGAGTCCTTATCCGGCAATTTCCCTGAAACCCACCCCTCCTTTCCAACCTTTACTCTTCTAAAATCCCCGTACAAAGAGTTGTAGCCATATATATAGTCCCCACAAAGACAGTATGCGTGTGAATGATTATTTCCAACAACCACGTCATTATTATAAAGAAACTGGGTGGCACGATTATACCCCAACGAAACAACCTCCGTCCATTCGTCCGCGTAGATATCATATTTAAGGAACGGGCTATAGTGAGAACCCATAGGTGCGTATGGAAAAACATATATATATGGACTATAAAAAATACACCAAGAAGTTGGGAGTTTATAGGGAGCAGACGTACCCTCAGACCAAGTGTTATTTGTGATATCATAAATATCTACAGTCGCTACTGAATCAGAGTAGTCACTAGACCCTACTGCATGGCCTCCTATAACAAACAGCCTATTTTCCACAATAGTTGGTATAAAATAGTCCCTAGAAGAAAGGCCATGAAGAGGCGCCTCTGCTCTTCCTTCTGTATTTATTACACCAGTAAGACTATCAAAAACAGTAATAGTACCATCCCTACCAACAAAATACAACTTGTTAGCCCCGTCATAGGCCATTCCCGCATAATATGCAGAGGCCTGACGTTGAGAAGGAAAAGCTTCCCAACCATCATACCCATACTCATTAGCTACTAGATTATACTTATAAATACCTGAAGTATATAGTCCCTCTCCACCATCGGTTCCTTCCGCCATAAGAATAACGGAACCTGTGTTAACAACACTGTTCCTTGTTCTAAAATCAGGGGACAATACAACGCCGCCACCATCCTCTGGCATATAAAAACCGACTCCCCACTTTTTAGTAATGGTATTATATCTATACACCTCACCGTCTGGGCTAGTACAACCAATAAAACAAATATAATTACCATAAGAAACCATAGCAAAGCCGTCTCGTAGAGGATCCGAAGAGTACTCAGAAAGTCCGGCATACGAAGAGCCCAGGTCCTCC